GTTAATGAGCTTGAATGGAAGAACATAACAAGAAGCACTGGTCATATATCACAGCTTGGTATATACATAAATGATGAAGCAGGGATTACGCTTGGATCGATGAAAGCAAAAGCAAGGAAGATGATTCATGACAATAAGGTTGAGGTACTAATTGTTGATTACCTTGGACTAATGAAAGTATCAAAGCATTTCAAGGGAAGTAGATATGAGGTTGTGTCAGAGATTGTTAGAGAACTGAAGAATCTTGCTAAAGACTTAGATATACCAGTAATAGCACTCTCACAACTGTCTCGTAACCTAGAGAGCAGAACAGATAGAAGACCTATTATGAGTGATTTAAGGGAGTCTGGAGAGATTGAGCAAGCAGCAGATGTAATAATGATGATATACAGAGATAGTGTCTACAATGATGGTGCAAGTGAGAATAGTGCTGAAGTAAGGATTGCAAAACATAGGAATGGAGCATGTGGTACGGTGCACTTACATTGGAGACCAGAAGTGACTAGATTTACAGATACGGGGCAAAGCAGATGACAGAAGAAATTGAATTACCGTTAATTGAGTGGATGGAAGCACAGAAGTACATTAGATGTGACAGAGAGTATGAGCGAATTGGGGAATTAAATAATAGGCAGAAAGAGTATGTTGAGAGAAAGAGAGGGGAGATCGGCAAATGTTTATAAAGTACCAACATGTAGAGAGATTTGGAACAAATGAGGTTGAAGGTGTCAGTGATGATGAGTGCTATGTATTCCCAAAAATAGATGGAACTAATGGATCAATCTGGTTTGAAGATGGGGAGATTCAATTTGGTTCAAGAAGGAAACATCTAAACCTAGAAGAGAAAGATAATGCAGGATTCATGAGAGACAATAAAGAGATGGAGTGTTTCATTGAGTTCTTTAAAGAGTATCCAGGATTAAGGCTATATGGTGAGTGGTTAGTGCCTCATTCATTAAAGACTTATAAGGAAGATGCTTGGAGAAAGTTCTATGTATTTGATGTATGTTGGGTAAAAGAAGAGCTTCAACATCCAAGTGACAGCCTATTAGGGTATATGCACTATGAAGACTATCAACCAAAAATGGAAGAATTTGGAATAGAATATATACCGCCTATCTCAATTGTTAAGAATGGTTCCTATGATAAATTTGTAGAGCAAACTAAAAAGAACAACTTCCTTATTGAAGATGGCAATGGTATTGGTGAGGGTATTGTTATTAAGAACTATAACTTTGTTAATAAATACGGTAGACAGACTTGGGCTAAGATAGTTACGTCTGAGTTTAAAGAGAAGCACACTAAGGAGATGGGTACACCTGTAATAACTGGAGAGCTACAGGTTGAAGACAGGATAATGGATGACTTCTGCACTGAAGCATTCATAGAAAAGACATATGCTAAGATGGTTGTTGAGAATAATGGATGGTCTACTAAGATGATTCCTCAATTGCTTGGTCGAGTATTTAATGAGTTAGCAACGGAGGAGATCTGGAACATTATAAAGAAGTACAAGTTTCCAAGAATAGACTTTAGAAGATTGAATAAAATGGTAATATTGAAAGTTAAGAAAGTAAAGGAGGAGTTATTTTAATGACAATGCAATGCACAGAATGTGGTAGCAACTCAATCGTAAAGAACGGTAAGAAGAGTGGTAAGTACCAGCAGTATCACTGTCATGGATGTGGCAGTAGAAAGAAGCCATATATTCCAGAGGTCGTTGGAGTAATTGGGGATATACATGCACCGTTTACTCACCCAAGGTATATGGAGTTCATTAAAGACACCTTTGTAAAGTGGGATGTTAATAGGGTGGTCTTTATTGGAGACCTCGTTGATAACCATGCAATAAGCAGACATCTCTCAGAGACAGATGCATTCAGTGCAGACAATGAGTATATACTTGCTAAACAACAAGTAAAGCAGTGGTGTAACACTTTCCCTGAAGCAGTAATAACTCTTGGTAACCATGATAAGATACCAAAGAGAAGAGCACAGGAGCTTGGACTGCCAGACCACTTCCTTAAATCATTCAGTCAACAGTGGGAATTGCCACCAGCATGGGAAGTCTGTAATAGTAAGATTATTAATGGAGTTAAACACTTCCATGGCATGAACTGTGCTGGCAAACTTGGATCATACAACAGGGCAATCAAAGAAAGAATGTCAATTGCAATTGGTCATGGTCATTCAATAGCTGGAGTAAACTACCATGCAAACTATAATTCATTAATACTTGGGATGGCAGTTGGATGTGGATTCGATGTTGAGGCATATGCAGCAAGGTATGGCATAGAGTTTATTGATAAGCCAATACTTGGATGCGGAATAGAGATATCAAAGAGTGAGGCATACTTTGTGCCTATGAATATGAATAAATACAGTCGGGAGGTTAAATAAATGGAAGTAACAATAAAGACATGTACAGAGGCTCAGTTGAAATCTAGGGATTGGAGAGACAAAATATCTGTAGAGATTGATGGTAAGAATGTTTTCGATGTATTTGATGGTGAGCCAGAAGATAATACTTTAAGTAGAAACTTTAATAGTTGTCACAGTATAGGGGCATTATTAGAGGATGCCTATATTTGTGGTAGAGATGGCGAATGGCTTAACCTTATAAGAAGAAACTTTAATGAGGATATGGAATAAATGACTACCTTAGCAGAGTTCCATTGCAAGGATTGCAAAGTACCTATCGAGCAGGAAGATAGGAATCCCCCTACTTGTGATTGCGGTAAGTTAATGGTAAGATTATGGGGAACATATTGGAATACATGTGAGGGAATGCATAAAAGAGAGTACGACTAGCTTGTACTCTCAATGCTTCGCAAAGAGAATACGACTGATTTATAATAAAACAAGAGGAGAAAAGTAATGCCTAATAAAGATAACGAACAAGAATCAACTAAGATAGAATATTTGCTTGATGCAATTGAGTGGGTCGAACAAGCGTTCCAATCATTGCCACCCTATATTGATATAAGTATGTCTGGTTACTACCACCTGACATTCTACAAGAGGGACGACAAGTGTTGTGTTATGTATGAGAACAGTGGCATGAAAGATGATGTGCTATATACAGAGAACACTACCCTTCTTGGAGCACTTGAGGCGATGAGAGAAAAGGTCTACCTTGGAGTGGAGAATGCTGACTTTGACTTTCCGAAAGGCTTCAGGATAAAAGCTATTGGTGGAATTAAGTTGGTAGATAAGGAGGTTACAGGTGATAATAGAGACTAAGTATAATCCAGAACAAGAGGTATTCGTTGTTAGGCAACGCAACTCAGGATTGATTGTTGAGAAGGATAAGATAAAGAAGATCTATATTGAGAAGGATATCCTATACTACAACACATACTTTGACTTGCAGAGAGTGCCAGAAGAAAGGGTGTTCCTAACTGAAGATCATGCTGTGTTTTACGGTGAGACTCACTTGCCATGCTTTAGGCCAAGGGTGACACGCAAGGCTTTATCGTGAGGCTAATTGGAGTAGACTCAGGAAAGAAGGGTGCCATATCAATCATATCAGGTCATGGACTAATTGAGACCCACAAGATGCCAATCAATGGTGATGGTGATGTTGACGCAAAGGCTCTGCATAAGATACTGTTCTCAAATGATTATACAACATGTTACATTGAGAAGGTGTGGGGCATGTCTGGTCAATCAAGCAAGTCTACCTTCACCCAGGGTAAGATATATGGTGAAGCACTAATAATGTGCAATCACTACTGCGAGGACGTTGTTAAGGTTGCTGCTGTTACATGGAAGAAAGCACTTGGAGTTACTGCTGATAAGCAAACAAGCATTAAGAAAGCACAGGAGCTATACCCAAGGGTTGACCTGATTCCGAAACCATGCAGGACACCACAGGATGGGATTGCAGAAGCACTTCTTATTATGCATTATGGGATTAATAAAGAACAAGAGTTAGATCAAATTATGAGAGGAAATTGATATGAATGGATACTATGCTACCAAGCGACATTGATACTGAAACAGGTGAGGTAAGCATGATCTCTGAGCCACAGTTGAAGCTCATAAGAAGGGTGATATATGATAGCAGTCACTTAAAGGAAGCGCTTAGGTTCTTCTACAGGGCTGTCTATCCAAGGAGGATCTTTCAGATGACTAAGAGTGAGGCTTCAAAGCTTATTGACATATTGCTTTGACAAATAATAAAAAGTATGATAGAGTAGTAATAACCGAGGTGGCGGAATAGGTAGATCGGGTTCGAGTCCCAGCTACACACCAACCAAAAGAAGGAGACAATATGATTAGAGGATTGCTTGTGAAGATAATTGGAGCAATAGTAAGCCTGTTAGTTGCGTTCGGGCTGTATAAAT